GGTGTTATATTTAAAATTATATTATCAAATGTTTCACCTTTTAACATTCTTAGTATAAAATTAATAGAATATACACCACATTCACTATTTTCTTGTTGATGTTGAATATTATTATATTTTATATCAAAACCTAATATTTTTTCTTTAATATTTTTAAAACTTTTATATAAAGTATTTTTATCTAAATTATTAACAATATTTATAATATCTGATGCTTCATTATCATTTTTATGTTTATGTTTTTTATTATAAAAATATTTAAAAATTTTATTATTAAATTTTTTAATTCTTTTTATTGGTTTTTTACCTACAGAATCAAAATAATATAATTTATGATTTAATAAATCAGAATATAATGCAACCCAATGTGATCCTGGTTGATTATGTGTATCTAAATTAATAACCATACCAATTTTATTTTTACCATTTTTTATTAAATCATCAAAATCAATATTAGATAATCCTAATATTGGTAATTCTTCAAAATCACTTGGAACAGCACCAAGAAATATAAAATCAGTATATAATTCTTCATATTGTTTAATTACATCATTAATATGTGTTGTACTTAACCATTCATATTTTTTTTGTGGTCCATGAGGTCTAAATGTATTATCAGTTATATCTTCATTTTCTAAACTTTTAATTAAATCTAGTTTAAGCCAACATAATTGTGATTTACATAAATTAGAAAAAACAGATGTTAATTGATCAACCATTTTTTTTTTATCGTCACTTATTATAATTTTTTCAGTATTATTTTTATTATATTCATTGGCAATTATATGCAATGATTCTAAACTAAAACAACTTCCATCATTATATTTTTTAGTTGGGGCACATTTATCCATTTATTATATTAACTTATATTTTAATTTTTTATTATTTTTAAAATTAAAATATAAATTAATATAATAAATGTCAAATTTAAAAATTGATTTATCATTTCAAGAAAAATACATTAAATATAAAACAAAATATATAAATTTAAAAAATGAAATTCATAATAATAAATTATTAAATAATAATCAAGCTGGTGGTAATAATATATCACAAACTGATGATAATTTTATTAATTCTTTAGGTTCTTCACCAGATACCGAAAAAATTCAAAATACAGAATTTTTTCAAACTAGAGAATATTTTCAAAGTGGTGGTAAAAATACATATGGATTACCAAATAAATTAACAGATACTCCAAATAATTTATCGTCTATTAATTATGACAAAAATATTAGTAAAAAAATTGATTACAAAAAAAATAACAATAACAATATCAAAAAAAATAACAATAAAAATAAAAAAATAATTGAAGAAAAAGATAGTGATTTTAATTCAGTTGATTCTTCTGATATATTATCGTTTTCATCTGATGATTTAGAATCAAATTCATCATCTTATGATTTTTAAAAAAAATTGATAATTTATATAATTAATAAATAATTAATTATATAAATGGATAATATTAATACAAAATTTGAAATATTGGATATAAAATTATTAAGTACATTTTGTCATAATTTAGAATCTAATAAAGATTGTACAATATGCAGAGCTAATTTAAATAATAATTCATTATTTGCACAAGAAAAAGGAATTGAATCATATATAGTATTTGGTATATGTAAACATGCATTTCATTATGAATGTATTGAATCATGGATAAAAACAACAAAAAAATGTCCTATATGTTTTAAAGCATGGGAATATAAAAAAAATTGATATAAAGTTATTTTATGATACCAATATTTATTAATAATGACAACTATTGAGATCAGTTTTAACGAATTAAAAATAAATGAATCTTCAAATATAAATAAAACAATTATATATAGTAGAGTTAGTACTAACGATCAAAATTTTAACAGACAAATTACATGTTGTTCTAATTATTGTAATGAAAATAAATTTAAAATTATTGATGTCGTTTCTGAATCATGTACAGCTTATAAAAATCCTGTTCAATCTCAATTATTAAATATTATTAATAATAATTCATATATAAATATAGTAATTGAAGAACCAGATAGATTATCTAGAAATGCAGAGTATGCAATTAAATTACTTGATATGTGTTTTAAAAAAAATATAATAATTTATATTTTAAATAAAAAATATATTATTGAAAATAATAAATCATTAAATTATAATAATTTAATAAATGACATTAAATATGCCGAAAATGATAGTAAATTAAAATCAGAACGTATTAAATTTGCAAATAAATTAAAAAAAATAAAAAAAATAAATCCATTTATTATAAATTTAATTTTAAAATTAAAATATGGATCATATAAAAAAGATATTGATAATTTAATATTAAAAATTAAAGGGTTTCCACTTTTATTAAATTTAGATGAAATAATATTATATGGTAATTATAGTAATGAAGATATAGTATTAATATTAAATGAAAATAATATATTAAATGATAACAAAAAATGGTCATCCTATTCTATTAATAATGTATTAAATAATAATAGTAATTATATAAATAATTTAGAAAAATTAACTAATGACTTATTAATTGAAATTTATAAAAAATTAAATAATAATAATGTAAATTTAAATTATGACTATATATTTAAATTATTAACACAAATACATTATCATAATATGAGTGATTCTATATTAAATTTAAAAAATATATTAAATGAAAATATTTTATCAAAAAAATATATTTGGGATGATTTTTTAAATAAATATAATATTAATTTTAGAATTTGGAATTATGAGAAAGAAGTCACAAAATATGGCTATAATAATATTTAATCAATAAATATATCATTTGATTCACTATTAGATGATTCAATATCATTATTATTTATATATTCATTTATAATATTATTATTATTTACTTCAATGTATTTAATAATAAATCCTTTTTTTTTATAAAATTTATTACGATATATTCCTTGTCTTATAAATGGCGATAATTGATCTATAAAATCAACAATTAATGGCTGAATAATATGATCTTTTCTTAAAATTCTACCAACTGCTTGTTCAACCTCTTTACGCGGTGTTACCATTATTAAAGTATTTAAATCTGGTATATCAAGACCTTCTGATGCCATTGAATAAGAACCAAATATTATTTGTGCTTGTGCAGATTCATTTAAAACTTTTTGTTTTAATCCACCAATATAATAACTAGTTGTAAAATTATAATCTGTATCAAAAATATTTTTTAAAATTGTTAAATGTTCAATTCTATCAGATAATATAATTATTTTTCTATTAATATCTTCATTTAATATATCAACAATTGTTTTAACTATAAATACATTTCTTTCATTTATTTTAATAAGTTTATTTATTGTTTTTTGTCTATTAAAATCTATTCCAAAATTTTGTTTATATTCTTTAAAATTTTTATGATCTATTGTATAATTAATATTATTAATTATTACATTATTAACAATTTTTATTGCTGATTTATATAATATATCACCAAAATACCAATATAATACTTTTTCTAATTTATCTGATCTTTTTGGTGTTGCTGATAATGCTAATGTTTTTTTTGATGCTATTATAGGTAATGCATTAGAAAAATATTTAGATGGCGCATGGTGTGCTTCATCAAAAATAACTAATCCAAAATCTTGAAATATTTCAGAATTATATTTATCTTTAGCAATAGATTGTAACATTCCAATTACAATATCTTTACCGTCAATATCAATTTTTTTTCCTTGAATTATTCCAACACTTGCATTTGTAAATTGTTTTATAGATTCTATCCACTGATTTAATAAAAATGTTTTATGAACAATAACTAATGTTTTTTTTTTTAAATGACATGCAATGTATAATGCTTTTATAGTTTTACCTTCACCACAACCCTCGCACAATAATCCACCATCACCAGATTCTAATTTAGGTAATATTATTTTTATAACTTCTTCTTGTTTTGGTCTAAGTTTTCCATTAAATATAATATTTATAGATTCACCAGTAATTTCTTTATTAATATCTGGTTTACCAAATTTTTCTAAACCATAAAATTTAGGTAAACATAAATATGTTTCATTTTCCAAATAAACTGGAAAAGATTCTGGTTTTGTATTTTTATTAAATGGTAAATATGGTGTTACTGTTAATTCTTCTTTAATTGTATTAATTATATTTTCATATTCTTTTTTATCTATTAAATATCCTTCTTTTGATAATATTTTCATTATTAAATACATTAATATTTAATTTTTAAATAATCAATTTTTATAAATTGCCTTTTTTAAATTAAAAAAAATTTAAAAATATGTATATATATATATATGTCTAATAATAATTCTAAACATATGATTAGTTTAATTTCTGCAATTATTTTAATATTATTTTCAAGTTTAATTGCACCAAAATTACCAAAATCATTTTCTAAATATTTAGAAAATCCATTTATAAGATTTTTTATATTTTTAAGTATTGCTTATATTGCATCAAAAGATTTAGTTTTAGCATTAATTGCTGTTATTGCAGTTTTAATATCTTATCAAACTTTATCTGTTCACAAAATAACCGATAAAGTTATTGATAAAACTAAAGAAATTATTATTGCAAATTCATCTAGTCAACCATTAAATCATTCAAATCATTCAAATCATTCAAATCATTCAACAAATCATTCAACAAATCATTCAACAAATCATTCAACGAATCATTCAACAAATAAATCAACAAATCATTCAATAAATAAATCAATAAATAATTCAACGAATCATTTATCAAATAATTCAATAAATCAATTAACTAGTCAGCCATTAAATCAATTAACTAGTCAACCATTAACTAGTCAGCCATTAAATCAATTAACTAGTCAGCCATTAAATCAATTAACTAGTCAGCCATTAAATCAATTATCTA